ATATTGTAACTGCTGATGGAAAAGAAGTTTTATTGCTTGACGAACTTCAAAGCGATGTACACAAAGCAGGTAGTAAGTTTGGGTACATGAGTAAAAAACAACAGAATTTAAAAGCTCAACTAGAAAAACGCAGAACAATACTAACTAAAAAACAAAAAGAAATTGAAGAAAAGTTAGTTAAAGTTAATTCAAACAAGTTTAAAACTAAAACAGATAATCAAAAAATAGCTCAGTTAAAATCTGAAATATCTAGCTTAGAAGAAAAACGATCAGAATTATTAGATGAAGCATTTGCTCAACTTGCGCTCAATGAAAATAAAGTTCCTGAAATGCCTTTTAAACAACGCAAAGGTTCTGGGTGGGCGCAATTAGGAATTAAACGCGCTCTAATAGAAGCGGCTGAAAAAGACTACGACACTCTTGCTATGACTACAGGACAACAACAAGTAGACCGATATGCTGAAGCTATTGAAGACTCTAGTGGTTTTTACAAGCGTTATGACAGGGACTACATTAAAATACTAAATAAGTTTGGCGCTAAGTATGGTCAAAAAGTAGAGATGATAGAGGTCTTACAAGGCGATGATATTGTAGAAGTGCCTAGTATAAACTTAACTGAAGAATGGAAGAATGATATTCAACGAGGACTACCACAATTTAATAAAGGTGGTAAAGTACTAAAGAAACTAAAAAGGAACTGTGCATAAATGAAAGACGATTTTAAATATTTTAAACTCTCAGACTTTGATTGCCAAGAAACAGGCGAGAACAAAATGGACGAGGACTTTATACAAAAACTAGACCACTTGCGAGAGGTGTGTGGCTTTCCGTTCCATATAACTAGCGGCTACAGGAGTTCCAACCACAGCATAGAAAAAGCAAAAAAAATTGGAGGCACACATACCCGTGGGATTGCCGCCGACATCTATGTCAATGGTGGACGACAGCGTATGCAAATAGTTAGACATGCCTGTGCAATGGGCTTTGTAGGCATTGGAGTTGCAAAGGCTTTTGTGCATGTAGATATGCGAGATGATTTTAAACCAGTACTTTGGTGCTATTAATTTTAAACACTAGGAGATATGAACATGTCAGATAAAGGAATCGTCATTCCAACTTGGGCTATACCATTGGTGGTATCGTTGTTTGTGGGTGCAATTAGCTATGGTGCGGCACAGGCCAATGCAGAAACAACTACTAAAGAAGTCAAGCGCATTGAAGTCATAGTTAAAGAGACTGCTAAGAAGGCCGCTGAAAACGGACAAGCACAAGCTGTAACAGAGACTAAGGTTGATGCAATTGTAGAGTCATTGGCCCGTCAAGAAAAAATACAAGAAAAGACTAACGATCAAATTTCTGCGTTAGTAGCGGCTTTACTAGCTAAACAATAATGAAGATGGTGTTTGCTCTATTGTTTTTCGTAAGCGGCGAAGTAGTCGAGGAACAAACACAATATTATTTAAAGAAGTCACATTGTATTTATATGTGTCAAGAACTATCAAGACCTAGCAACAAGTACGAACCTGTTGACTGCAAGTGTCAGGTTCAGTGGGTCGATGTAAATAGTACGGTAATACGATGAAACAATTAGTGTTTGCATTAATGCTTGAAACACTTACTGCTGACGGTCTTGTAATAGAGACAGAAGAGTATGGTGTATGGGCAGATGTAAACAAATGCACATACTTTAGTAGAAGTATAAGTTTACAAGGAGTTGAAGGTACAGCAGGAATTACATTTAAAGAAGCATACCCTGTACCTGTAAGGGCTTATTGCAAGCCTAAGTACGTAGACCCTCAAACAACGGAGATATTTGAATGATTTCAGGTCAAGATTGGTCGGACAGCGCAACATGGTGGGGTCTTGCATTGGCAATGATTCTTTTAGGGTTGTGTATTTATGCAGTAATTATTAGGTGAAATTATGTTAGAACAATTAATAGGGCCAGTGTCAGGACTCTTGGACAAGTTCATTGAAGACAAGGACAAGAAGGCGGCACTAGCACACGAGATAAGTACGATGGCAGAGCGACACGCTCAAGAGCTTGCCAAGGGTCAGTTAGAAGTTAACAAAACTGAGGCGGCGCACAGGAGCTTGTTTGTTTCTGGGTGGCGGCCCGCTGTTGGATGGTGTTGTTGTATGGCCCTGCTGTATAACACAATTTTATCGCCAATACTGGGCATATGGTTTGTTGTGCCGGAGGTTGATGCTTCATTACTAACACCTGTCTTAATGGGCATGTTAGGTTTAGGAGCTATGCGTACAGTAGAGAAAACAAAATCAGTAGCGAGGAATAGTTAATGCCTGCAAAAAAGAAATCAACAGTCAACAAGGCGGGTAATTATACCAAGCCTACAATGCGTAAGAACTTATTTAACAAAATTAAAGCAGGTTCTAAGGGCGGCAAAGCAGGGCAGTGGAGCGCACGAAAGGCTCAGATGCTTGCCAAACAATACAAAGCTAAAGGAGGCGGGTATAAATGAAAGTTAAAGCACCTAAAGGCCATCACTGGATGAAGCAGAAAGATGGTACAATGAATCTAATGAAGCACACTGGCAAGTTTGTTAAGCACAAGGGCGCTTCACTTGAGGCTAATTTTAAAGTACAAAAGGTTCATAAGAAATAATGGCACTTAAAAAATCTCAAAAGTCTTTAAAGAAATGGACAAAGCAAAAGTGGACTACTGCATCTGGAAAACCTAGCAGTAAAACTGGCGAAGTCTATGCGCCTAAAAAGACTATACAAAAACTTAAATCAACTGCGGCAGGTAGAAAGAAACTTGCGGCGGCTAATAAAAAGAAAAGAGAAGCTACAGCCAAAGGAAAACAACACGCTAAGCATGGCCTTCATAAAGGAAAGAAACGATGAGAGAAGACTACAAGAAAGGCGGTAAAGCTAAAAAGAAAAGAGACCCAAGACTAGAGAGGGCAGGAGTTAGTGGATTCAATAAACCGAAACGTACCCCCAAGCATCCAAAGAAAAGCCATGTTGTCGTGGCGAAAGAAGGTGACAAAATCAAGACGATTAGGTTTGGAGAACAGGGGGCAAGCACCGCAGGAAAACCCAAGGCGGGTGAATCTGACCGTATGAAAAAGAAACGAGCCTCTTTCAAAGCTCGTCATAGAAAAAATATAGCTAAAGGCAAAATGTCTGCGGCTTATTGGGCTAACAGAGAAAAGTGGTAGACTATGCAGAGGATATGGACACTGTGGGCTTTAAGCCTAGGCGAAACAGTGGATAACACATCTTCTGATGCCCATACTGTAGCTGTAATAAAGACAGTACTGGTTGTTATTAATTTGTTTTGTTGTTTTTGTATTATATACAATACGTTTGTAGCTTAATTTACAACATGATTAAGCGCACTTAACTCTGACTCCAAAAACTCGTGTATCTTTTCTAGCTTAGGCTTAGTCAGTAAGACTATTTTACGCATGAGTTCTAGTTCATCATCTTTAAAGGCTTTATGCATATCCTTTTCGGGAATGCCGCTCATTTCTGTAACGACATGCCCGTCAGAATTTATCAGTATCTTGAATCCTAAGACATTAGCTTCTTTAGATTTCACAAGCACCACCTACACAAGCCAACTCCTGTGAGCCTGTAGTATTATCCTCCTGTTCAAAGTCTCCTAAGTCTTCCCAATCAACGCCCTTTGGCATAGAAGCTAATAGCTCTTTATATTTATCGGCATCTATGTCCTCATAAGGAGCTTGCTGATATACATGATCACTGTATGGAAGTAAGCTAATCCCGCTACATAAATCAAAGTTCTCCCAAATCCACTGTGCTACCTGAAGAAACTCATCGTCTGTGTAATAGACTGTGATACTTGGTTTGTGTTCACACCAATGGTTCTGATATGTTTTCCACAAAGCTAATTGTTGCATAGCTCCAACTTGTTTAACTGTTGTACTAGTCTTAGGAGACTTCACAGGAAAACTAAACACAACTGAAGACGGCGACATAACGTCTTGCTCTACTGGGAATCCTGCTTGCTCCATAAAGACTGCAAGTGGGTCTTTCTTATCTGAACGTACTCGTCTAATGTAGTGCTTAGAAAAACGAGGATGAATACCAGAGGCACTATCAACAAGCTGAGATACAGTACCGCTTGGCTTAACACAAGTAATAGCCACAGACTGATTGATTCCAAGCTTCTCAGCCCACTTCTTATTGGTTTTAATAGCGACATTCTTTAGCTCCTCTAGCCACTGTGCTGTCTTGTCTGAGGATACCCCCAAAGTAGGATGATCCATAATGCCTGTCATGCTTAAACCTAACAATGCTTCTTCTTCTGTGTTGCGCTTCCAAACATTTCGCAAATAACGGAAGTCTGTAAGAGTTGCTTGTAGCGTACCGATAATAGCGGCTGTTTCTACTTTAGATTTAAGAGTCTTTAAAGTATCATCAGACCGTATAACTACCTCAGACAAGTTACAAAACTGATTACTGCGTAGTATTATCTCACTGCACGGGTTAGTACCAAAGTCTTGCTCAGAATCTCTACGACCATTAAGGCTTGCAACTTTCTGTGCCGCAACACGACTAAAGATACCACGCTCACCCGCTTTAGATTCATACATGGTCTGCATTTCATTTAAAAAAGCTTCAAAGTCAGGCTTCTCTGTATACGCTACGCTGTTGTTTGCTAGTCTTCTTTGTCCCTCGTTCTCCCACCACTGACCGTTCTTAGCTCTAGCCATGCGCTGATCAGTTAAATTAGATAGGCTTATGAGTGCTGAACGCCTAACGCCGCCTACAACTACAATGTCTGCAATCTTACACACAACATCGTGGCACTCTAAGGATGTTAGCTTACGCCCTGCGGCTTTAGAGAATACACCTACACAAAAGTTAAATAAATCTATGAGTGGTTCTGGCCCTGATGCACGACCACCAAATGTTTTAAGTCTTTCTCCTGCACCACGCACCTTACTCATGTCCCACTTAGGAATCTTACCTGCGTACAACAAACTAATCAGTTCTCTAAATGCAGAAGCCCAACCAATCTTACTGTCAGCAACAACAATCACAGTGTCTGTAGGGTGAAAACTCTCAGCAATCTCAGGCAGTTTGTTAATGAAGTTGCGCTCTACGCTAAACCCAACACCAGTACCACACATAAGCACATACATAAGCTCGTCAAAAGAACGAGGAGAATCTATATGCAAGTAACTACAGTTAAACCCTGCTACATTATCTTTGTCCAGTGCTTGGCCCGCTGTCATCATGCACCTCATACTAGGCATAACTTCTAGGCCATGTATTGCATCATATAGTTTTTTGCCTTCTTTAACTGTGATCTGTTCACGGTCTCTCCAGAACTGAACATAACGATAGACTGTTTCTTCCCACGTTTCTCTGCGAGTTTGTTCGGGTAGCCACCGTGCGTAGCGTGACTTGTGTATAAACTGTTGGTACTGATCCATTGTTATTCCTCTGTAAAATGTTTAATGTTTTTGTTTTCTTTACGCTTAGTTTCTTTTAGTTTAGAAGAACTCTGAATCTTTTTAAACTTCTTCTTCCTTAAAAAACTATCTCTTCTTTTATCTTTACGATTAACTTCTTCCATCTTTTTTCTCTAATAACTCTACTATTTTATTTAAATACCATATAGCTTTACGTGCATCCTGTACAGGCTTGTCTTTGTTAAACAACCTAGAGCCTGTATACTTTAACACATTGCCGTGGCAATAAACAATAGCACCTTCAACACCTAGTACATCTACAATGTAATCAATAGTTTCTATACTTCCGTGATTGTAATGCGGAGGATGGTCAACCGCCTCAGTAATAGCAGAGGAAGCTTTACTCCAACCTCTAGTAGCTCTGTCCCACTCTTCGGGTGTAGCATCATTAAGTCTAGCCATATCTTGTTTCATTTTTAAGTACTCTTCTATTTCGTTAGTCATCAAAAGTTTCTCTCTTCTTTACGTTGATCCAGTTGTCAGGTATGCTGTCTTCACTGAACCATCTAAAGTCATTAGCACTAGCCCACTCTCCGTGGCTTCTTTTAGTTCCGTCCTTACGCCTCTTAGCTT